CAGGATTATCTCGAGACCTCGGAAACGAGCTTTGTCTCTAACATCCCTACGTTTGTTCGGCAGGCCGAGGAGCGCATCTATCGCTCGGTGCAGATTCCCGAGCTGCGTAAGAACGCCACCGCTGCCACGACGTCGGGCAATCAGTATCTTGCCCGACCGTCAGACTTCTTGTCCGTGTTCTCGCTGGCCGTCGTCGACGGTTCTGGGAACTACAGCTATCTCTACGACAAGGATGTGAACTTCATCCGCGAGGCCTATCCGGGCCCGTCGACGCAGGGGCTGCCGAAGTACTACGCGCAGTTTGATGGCGACCAGACCGGCACCGAGGGTAACTTCATCCTCGGGCCCACCCCGAACTCGAACTACACTGTCGAGCTGCATTACTACTACGACCCGCCGTCCATCGTGGATACGGGCACTTCGTGGCTCGGCACTAATGCCGAGACCGCCCTCTTGTATGGTTCGCTCGTCGAAGCGTATACCTACCTCAAGGGGGACGCCGATATGCTGCAGCTCTACACAAACCGGTATAACGAGGCGATGCTCCAGCTCTTTGGCATCGACCTGCGCGCGAAGCGCGATGACTACCGCAACGGCCAGATGTCCGGCGGGGGCGCGCTCTGATGTTTATGGGGGCAGCTTTACCGGGCAGCGTGTCAGTATCGACTACCGATGGACGCGGTCACACGCCCGAGGAGTTAGCTGAACTCTGTGCGGCTAAGCTTATCAGCGTCTCTGAGGACGCCCACCCTGCCATCCGCGAGCAGGCGAAAGCCTTCCGAGCCGCCATCGTGCATGTGGTCACGCACTATATGAAAGAGGCAGTTACCAACGACCGCGTTACCGTGTACAATGCGCTGGTAGACGCTGGCCACCCGCAACTGGCTGACGCCATTCGCAAGCTATAGGAGGCTATCTTGGCCATCACACAAGCAATGTGCACTTCGTTCAAGGACCAAATCCTTGAGGGTGTGCATGACTTCCGCTCCTCGGGGGGTGACACCTTCAAGATCGCCCTCTACTCGAGCGCAGCGACTCTGGATGCGACCACCACAGCGTACACCTCGAGCGACGAGGTCGCCAACTCCGGCACCTACTCGGCTGGTGGCGGCACCCTGACCAACGTCACCCCGACGACGTCGGGCACCACGGCATTCACCGACTTCGACGACATCTCGTTCACGTCGGCCACTATCAATGCCCGGGGCGCGCTGATCTACAACACGACCCCGACCCACACCTACACCAACCCATCGGTGGCGGTGCTGGACTTTGGCGGCGACAAGATTTCGACCAGCGGTACGTTCACCATCCAGTTCCCCGCAGCTGACGCTTCGAACGCCATCATCCGCATCCAGTAAGGAGCTGCCATGGCCCTCGTAGTAGCTGATCGTGTCCAAGAAACCACGAGCACCACGGGCACGTCCAGTTACGTCCTGCTAGGTGCTGCCACTGGCTATCAGTCCTTTGGGGCTGTGTTGGCCAATGCGGACACGACCTACTACGCGATCACCAACGACACCGACTGGGAGGTCGGCGTTGGCACCTACTCGACCACTGGTCCGACCCTAGCCCGCACGACGATCCTTGCGTCGAGCAACGGTGGCTCCGCTGTGAGCTGGGGCGTTGGCGTCAAGAACATCTTCATCTCCTACGCCGCCTCGAAGTCCGTCTATCTGGATAGCAATGGCGATCTGCTCGTCGCCGACAAGATCGTCCACACGGGCGACACCAACACCGCCATTCGCTTCCCGACCGCTGACACGGTATCCATCGAGACGGGCGGCACTGAGCGCTTCAAGGTCGAGAACAGCACCATCACGACGACGGTGCCCGTGCTTCTCCCCGCCGATCCGACGTTGCCCCTGCAGGCGGCGACCAAGGAGTATGTGGACACCATCGCCTCGGCAGGCATCCACTATCACGACCCTGTGCGGGTCGAGTCTCCGATCAACCTGAACGCCACATACAACAACGGCACCTCTGGCGTTGGAGCCACGCTGACCAACGCAGGGACGCAGGTCGCCCTTGTCATCGACGGTGTGACGGTTGCCACCAATGACCGTGTGCTGGTGTACCAGCAGACCGATCAGACCCAGAACGGCGTCTACGTCGTCACCAATACGGGCTCTGGCAGCACAAACTGGGTTCTCACGCGCTCTGACGATACCGACACCTATGGCCCCAGCGATCCTGATGGGCTTGGTGGTGGTGATGCCTTCTTCGTCCAGCAGGGCATGACGGGTGCTGGCGAGCTCTATGTCTGCAACAACGCAGGCGCAATCGTCTTCGGGACGACGAACATCACGTTCACTCAGATCGCAGCTACGGCGGTGTATACGGCTGGCAGCGGCCTCGCTCTCACGGGCACTGTCTTCTCGAACACCGCGCAGGATCAGGTCGTCACGCTCACCCAAGGCGGTGCCACTACGATCACAGGGGCGTACCCGAACTTCACGATCACCTCGACCGATACGACCTACTCGGCGGGTGGCGGTATTGGCCTCGCTGGGACGACCTTCTCTGTGGCTGCAGGCAGCGGCCTGACGCAGGACACGGACGGCCTCTCACACGCCGATACCTCCTCGCAGGACAGCGTGGATAACACGGGTGCCACGTTCATTCAGGACGTCAGCCTTGACGCCTTTGGGCACGTCACGAGCCTTGCTTCGACGACCATCACGCCCGCTCTGATCGGGGCTGCTACAGCAGATTCTCCGGTGTTCACGGGCAACATGACCGTCGATACCAATACCTTCTTTGTGGACGCTACGAACAATCGCGTTGGCGTTGGAACCATCACTCCAGCGACCAAGATGGAAGTTTCAGGCGATACGTCTGTCGCCTGCGTTTTTACGTCCACGGTCACGGACACAACCCTTGATGTCACCGCGGTCTCCAGCGGCGCTTTGGCTGTCGGACAGTATCTTGGCTCTCCTTTTGGGCGTGTCCGTATTACTGCGCTCGGCACGGGTACGGGTGGTGTTGGCACCTACACCATCGACACCAACCAGAATGGCCTTACGTTTAGCAGAAGCTACGTTGCTGACCCCACGACAACGCGCTTGGGGAACTCGCAGGCATCCATTTTCTCTAACATGCCACACGGGACGCTCGAGTTTGCTTCGGGTGTATCTACCGCCGGGCCTCGCGCCTACATTCAGGCTCAGGTGGGGCTAAGTACCCTCCCGACCCAGTTGGCAACTATGCTCTTCGGCGTCGGGGCCAATAACGGGGCTGCTCCTCCAAGAACTGCACTGAGCCTTGCTGCAACAGGCAGCTTGTTCCCAAGCGGCATATCCCTCGGCCAGCCGTCTCTATCTCCACGCAATCTGAACATCGCCCCGGCTACGATTGTATTTGGCGGTCGTTCCCAGTCCATCTACGCGTCAGGTGCCAGCCTTTCCAGCCTCAACTTCAGCACCAGCTACATCGACGCCAGCGTGGAGACCACTGCCACCTACGGCCAGATCGGCTACGTCGTAGACAGCTCGATCACCTCGGGCCAACTCCCGTCGAACTTCTACATCCAGACCCGCAACGCCTCCGGCACCACAGCCGAGCGTTTCCGCATCAACAAAGACGGCAACGTCGGTATTGGCACGACCAACCCGGCGGCGAAGCTCGAGGTCGTCGGCACCGCGCAAGTGACCGGGGTGTTGAATGTTGGCGGTCAGCTGCTGTCGGCCAGTTCCGGGTCTGCCGCTGCCCCCGGCCTCGCCAATTCGACAGGTGTGTCCGGCATCTTCTTCCCGGCAACCGACACCACTGCCTTTTCGCAGGCCAGCACGGAACGCATGCGTATCACCTCGGCGGGCAACGTCGGCATTGGTACAACCACTCCGACCACCGCGCTTGACGTCAACGGTGTGGCCAGTGCAGTGTTCTTCGAGAACCCTCAGACGATCACGGCCAGCTACACCATCGCGTCTGGCAAGAACGCCATGAGCGTTGGACCCGTAACCGTAGACGCCGGGGCGACCATCACGGTCTCCTCCGGCGCAAGATATGTGGTGATCTGATGAGCAAAATCGCACTCACTCCCAACGCCTCCGGCACCGGGACGCTGACCATCGCAGCGCCGAACACCAACACGGATCGGACGCTCACACTGCCGGATGCTACCACCACGCTGGTCGGAACTGCGTCCCCTGCATTCACGGGTAACGTGACCACCACAGGCACTGTATCCGACCAGATCGGTAACCTGAGAGACCTCGTCAACAGCAACAAGACGGGCGCTTACGTTCCGACCGCAGCAGACAACGGCGCGCTCATCAACATCACCACGGGCGGCGTGACGATAAACACGGGCGTGTTTTCCGCCGGGCAAAACGTGACAATCTACAACAACAGCGGCAGTTCGCAGACCATCACGCAGGGTTCTGGCGTCACCATGTATCTTGCCGGGACGGCGACCACGGGCAACAGGACGCTGGCCCAGCGCGGCATCGCGACTGTCCTTTGTGTCGCCTCAAACACCTTTGTCTGCTCCGGCGCAGGGGTGACCTGACATGGCGTCAGCAGTCTTTGCCGCCCTTCTGATGCAGCGAGTGTCTGGGATATCGCTGAACTTTATCATCGTCGCTGGAGGCGGTGGGGGCGGTTCTTCAATTGGCGGCGGCGGCGGCGCGGGCGGAATGCTTGAAAACTCCGCCCTTACAATTTCTCCCGGCACATACTCTGTCACGGTGGGCGGCGGCGGCGCTAATTCTGGAGCGTTTCTCAACGGGGGGAACGGCTCCGACAGCTCCTTTCAGGGGCTTACGGCGATTGGCGGCGGTGGGGGAGGTGGCAACCAAAACCCCGGCGGCGGCGGCGCTGGTGTGTATGCACGATCTGGCGGGTCGGGTGGCGGCGGGGGCGCTGACTCTGCTTACGCATATTCTGGCGCAGCGGGAACGGCTGGACAAGGTAACGCAGGTGCATCAGCGTTTAGTGCTTCTTCTGCTGGGGGTGGAGGTGGCAAGGGTGCGACTGGAAGCTCTGGTAGCTCAAGTTTTGGTGGGAACGGTGGCGACGGCATTCAGAGCAGCGTGACCGGGACTGCAACCTTCTACGCTGGTGGCGGTGGCGGCGGTCGATTTAACAGCGGGACTGGCGGCTCGGGCGGCGCTGGCGGCGGCGCGGCTGGAAGCCTTTTTGGCGGGGGGTATGGAACCGCAAACACTGGCGGTGGTGGAGGTGGAGGTGGTTACTATGGCGGAGCCTACGGCGGTGGCGGTGGCGGCTCTGGTGTGGTTATCATCAGGACGCTGTCCTTGGCCTCCGCGACCACAGGTTCGCCCACGATAACGACTGACGCTGGCTTCAACGTCTACAAGTTCACTGGCTCGGGGAGCATTACGTTCTGATGGCACACTTTGCAGAACTTGATGCCGACAACATCGTCGTGCGGGTGATTGTGGTGAACAATGCTGAATTGCTTGATGCCAACGGGCAGGAGCGGGAGGCGATTGGCGTTGCTTTTTGCCAGTCTCTATTTGGCGGAACGTGGGTTCAGACAAGCTACAACGGCAACTTTAGGGCGCGGTTCGCTGGGCAGGGGTACGCTTACGACGCCAACCATGACGCGTTTATAGCGCCGAAACCCTTCCCATCTTGGTTGTTCAGCGAAAACGCGCTAGACTGGGTCTCGCCTGTTCCGCACCCAGAAGACGGCAAGCAGTATCTGTGGGACGAGAATACGACTTCTTGGGTTGAGTGGTCCCCCGAAGAAATCCGCACCTTGGAGGCCAACTGATGTCGCAGGTCCGCGCAAACTCGATCACCAACGCCGCTGGCACTGGCGCGCCAGATTTCCCCAATGGGTTGACCGACAATGGGGTTGTTCCGGCCTATGTCCCATCCGGGGCGGTGTTATTTTTTGCAATGAACACCGCACCAACAGGCTGGCTCAAAGCCAATGGTGCCTTGGTCTCGCGCACAACCTACGCCACCCTTTTCTCGACGATTGGAACCACGTTTGGCGTTGGGGACGGGTCAACGACATTTGCCCTACCCGACCTCCGTGGCGAGTTCTTGCGTGGCTGGGACGATGGTCGTGGTGTTGATACTGGTCGCGCATTTGGCTCTGCACAGCTTGACCAGATGCAAAGACTTACGGGCACTTTGCAAACTAACATTGACGGCTATGGTGGCTCCGTTGCGGCTTCTGGCATGATCCAAGGAAACGGCGGTGCTGGGGCAAATAGGAACGGCGCAAGTTCTCCATTCCCGTCCACAAACTACAACATAGACAGCGCGACATCACCTAACGCCCGTGTGTCCAGCACGACCAGCGGTGAAACTCGCGCTCGAAACGTGGCCCTCTTGGCCTGCATCAAGTTCTGAGGTCAGACATGGAAGTTTATCAAACAGACCACAACGGCTTCTACGTTGGCCCAACGGTTGCTGACGCCGATCCCCTTGATGAAGGTGCTTGGCTGATCCCCGCTGGTTGTGTTACGGAAGCGCCGCCCGCCCTGAGCGAGGGTCAGCGCGCCCAGTTTTCCAATGGTGCTTGGGCTATCATTGACCCGGAGCCAGAGCCTGCGCCAGAGCCTGTTGAGCCTCTTCCGCCCACCAAGGCTGACCTGCAAGCATATCGTCAGTTTGCCTACTCGCAGGAGGCAGACCCTCTGTTCTTCATGGCCCAGCGCGGGGAAGCCACCATGGAAGAGTGGACTGCCAAGGTTGCCGAGATCAAAGCCCGTTATCCCTACCCGGCAGAGGCGTGACCCGCGCCGCGCTCCGTGGTATAGTGCCATAAACCCAAGAGAGGAGGGACATCATGTTTGGCTTTAGTCCCTTCTCCGCAGCCCCATTCTCGGACCTTGGCGAAGCCGCTGACGTCATCGTCGGTGTTATCGGTGTCTCCGCGTCTGGTGCCGTAGGGGATGTCATTGCCCCTGCTGCCGTCATCCTCACGGGCGTCTCCGCTACAGGCGAAGTTGGATCGGTCACGGTCACCGCTTCTGCGCTCGTGCAGCCTTCTGGCGTCTCCGCTGACACCGCTGTGGGCAACGTCATCGCACCTGCTGCGGTCATCCTCACGGGTGTCTCCGCCTCTGGGCAGATCGGCACTGTCACCGTCACAGGCTCGGCTCTCGTTCAGCCTACGGGCGTCTCGGGCGCGGGCGCTGTCGGAACCGTATCCATTCAGGCGAACGCAGACGTCCCGGTATCTGGCGTCTCTGCCTCTGGTGCTGTCGGCTCCGTCACCGTCACAGGTTCTGCGGTTGTCATTCCTCTCGGCGTCAGCGCTGTCGGACGCATCGGCAGGGTCACGGTCTGGGGCCAAGTCGTCCCGACACCCGGAACCGTCTGGGACCCGCTCAACCCGGTGCCGCCCACCTCTTGGAGTGCGATCTCCCCATCGCCCGGTTCTGCGTGGACGGAGGTCGATCCAGATGCTATAAATTCATGGACAGAGGTGGAGCCAACCCCGGCGACCATCTGGACAACCATCGCGGCGTGAGGATGACCTATGCCCAGTACATACACTAACAACCTCGGCATCGAACTCCCAGCCGACGGCGAACTCGACGGTACTTGGGGCGATGTCGTCAACGACAACATGAACATCATCGACCGTGCCATCAACGGCTCGGTCGTTCTTTCGCTGAGCGGCACAACCTCGACGCTCACGACCTCAAACGGCATCCTGTCCAACGGGCAGTACAAGGCATTGATCCTCGGTGGCACCCCGAGCGGGACGCACACGATCACGATATCGCCCAACGACGCCCAGAAGATTTACTACGTCTACAACCTGTCCGGCCAGTCTGTGGTGTTCACCCAAGGGTCAGGCACGAACGTCACCATCGCCAACGGCGACACCGGGATCATCTACTCTGACGGCGGTGGCGGCGCTGCAGGGGTTGTCAACCTGACCGACAACTTCGCCATGAACTCGGTCAAGATCACGGGTGGCACGATCACCGGGATTACCGATCTGGCCGTCGCCGACGGCGGCACAGGTGCGTCTGACGCAGCCACAGCCCGCACCAACCTCGGCGTTGCCATCGGCACCAACGTGCAGGCTTGGGATGCCAACCTAGATCAGATCGCTGCCCTCGCTCCCACAGCCGACAACTTCATCGTCGGCAACGGCTCTGCGTGGACTCTAGAGACGCCCGCCAACGCCCTCATCAGCTTGGGCCTGACGGCCACTGCCACTGAGCTAAACTACACTGATGGCGTTACCTCGGCCATCCAGACGCAGATTGACACCAAGGCTCCGTCCGCATCTCCCAGCCTGTCAGGCACCATCACCATCACTGGCGGCACACAGAGCTGGACGGCTACGGCAAGCGGCGCAAACCTGACCTTCGCCTACAACGGCGTGAACCGCATGCGTATCGACGGCAGCGGCAACCTCACTGTCACTGGCAACGTGACTGCCTACGGGACGATCACCTAATGGCTATCCCAGCGTCTGGACCCGTGACCCTTGCTGCTCTGCAGGCCGAATATGGTGGTACAGACCCCATATCGCTGAACGAGTATTATCGTGGCGGGGCCTATGTCCCTGACGGCACTGGAACAGCCACCATCCCAACGAGCGGCGCGATCACCCTCGACAACTTCCGGGGCACCTCTAAGACGGCCACTGTGACCTACGCGATCATCGGTGGTGGCGGCGCTGGTGGTTTTGGTGTCGGAGACGGGGGCGAGGAGTATCGCGGGACCTTTGGTGCCGCAGGCGGATCGTCCAGCATCTCTGGTCCTAACTTCCAGACCATCACAGCCCCCGGAGGCGGTGGCGGGCAGAACTGCGGCGGTGAGAGGGGCCAGCTTGGTTACGCGGGCGCATCGACAGCATATGGGTCTGGCGGCGCTGGCGGCGCTCTTAACTCGAACGGCGGGGCGGCATCTGGATTTGGCGCGGGCGGCGGCGGTGGCGGTGGGGATGACGGCTCTACCTATGACGCCGGGGGCTGCTCTGGCTTCGGCGGCGGCGCTGGAACCCTGCTCACTGGGACGGTAGAGGTCGTTTACGGCACCGAGCTCACGATCACCATTGGTGCAGGCGGTCCTACAAACGCTGTTGGATACCAAGGCGGCGCAGGCGCGTCCGGTCGTTGCCAGATATCATGGGGTGCGAACAGCTCCACCTTCACGTCCAACGGCTCCGTAACGATAACCTAAGAGGCCTCAGCCATGTCAATCACCATCGACGGAACCACGGGCATCTCGGGCGTTGCAGGCACCGCGTCCACCCCTGCAGTTCAGGGCGACGACACCAACACGGGCGTCTTCTTCCCCGCAGCCGACACGGTAGCTGTGGCGACGGGCGGCGCTGAGCGGTTGCGGGTGGATAGTGCTGGCAATGCTGGCCTTGGGGTTACGCCGAGTGCTTGGAGCAGCTCTTACAAAGTGCTTCAAGTTCAAAGAGGGTCTTTGTCACAATCTTCTGGGTTCACCATACTCGGTAACAACCTTTTTGATGATGGGGCAGTTAAATACATCACGAGTGATTTTGCTACACACTACATCCAAGTAAATGGTCAGCACAGGTGGTCCACCGCCCCCTCCGGCACGGCAGGCAATGCGATCACCTTCACGCAGGCTATGACGCTGGATGCGAGTGGGAACCTGACACTCTCTGGAGCTTTAAATGCGAATTATATCTCATCTGAGGTTGTCCTTGCCCGTGATTATTCGGCCACATTCGCTCATGGGTTGGGAGTGCGACCGTCTCAAATTCAGATGAACCTGCGTTGCGTTTCGGCCCAACTCGGCTACGCCGTCAATGACGTTGTGTACTTTTCAGGTGGGGCATACGACGTAAACAGCGGGCAGGGCATCAATATCGCTGCCGATGCGACCAACATTTATTTTGGCACCTACTGGGTATACGTTCGAAATAGAACTGGTGGGGGCGGCGCGTTTGTTGAAATCACCTACGCCAACTGGCGGGCCTCTATGGTGGCATGGCGGTAAGGAGGAACGACGATGAGCGTGAAATACTTCACCACAGCCGACGGGCAGTCTCTCGGGGCGTTTGTTGATGGCGCGGAGCCTCCAGAGGGTGCCGTTGAGGTTGAAAACCTCCAGCACGTGGCCCCTACAAGGGAACAACAGGAATTTCTCCGCAAGATCGCGTACACCGCAGAGGCTGACCCCATGTTCTTCAAGTGGCAGGCTGGTGAGGCGACCGAGGCCGAGTGGTTGTCCAAGCGTCAGGAAATCCGTGACCGTCATCCATACCCCGCCGAGTAACCCATGTCCGTAGGCACCGCCCTCTCTCACCTCCACAAGTCCACGTCAGCGCTCCCTGCCGACGTGCTGGAGGACATTGGCGAGGTCATCTACACCATGCGTGACGGGGTGTTCTCCGTGTGCGTGGTCATGTCGAAGCTTGAGACACTGGCAAAGCTCATCGGCCCTGTGCCCGATCTCATCAAGGACGCCAAGACGAAGCGGTACTTCGTGGACCTGCAGAGCATTGGCACCGACACCCTTCGGCTCTACACGGATGCCCCAGAGGAGGACGTGGTTCTCTACGGGTACTACTTCTACCCGCCCCATGAGATGCTGCAGAAGAAGGTCTACAAGAAGGTGGCCCCCGGCAAGCTGGCGATAGACAGATACAACGGAAACGGTGTCCTCATCTCCGCCGCTGAGCCGGAGAGCCAAGGAGAGCCCTCCTGCTGGCTCGGCGACAAAGACTTTGCCGACCGCGTCGAGCAAGAAGCAAGCACCCACGGATACGCGGTGCGGTACACCTACAAAGAGGGGAAGCCGCAGAGCTATCTCCGAGTGATGAGGCTGTCATGACCACAGAAATGCTCTGGAGCGCCGCGCTCTCCGCCGTCATGGCCCTGATCGGCTGGATTCTGAAAGGCCACGCCGACGAGGTGAAGCGCCTGCAAATCCTGCTCAATCGCACCCGCGAGGAGATGGCCCGCGACTACGCCACGCGGGCCGACATGCACGCCGACATCAACAGGGTGTTGGCCCGGATCGACGGCCTTGACCAAAAGATCGACCGCATTTTGCAGGGGATGAGCAAATGAGGCTGCTACTCGTCCTCTTGGTGGCTGGCTGCGGCCCTGTTACTGTGTCCTCGGTGGCCTACACCACTGCCTGCCCGAAAGGTGACCGACAGTGCGAGATTCGTCAGAACGCGGAAACGCTCTACTACATGGCGCACGGAGACGCGGCCAACGAGCTGCTTTGCTCTGGCGACACGCGGGACGTTATGGGAGCTTTGTGCTCTATCTACTGACGGCTGGTCTAGCTGTCGCTCAGGTGACAGGCGACCTCAATACCAACTCCGGCAACACCAACGCGACAATCGACAGTGGGAACGTCTCGACCAGCGAGACCAAGAACTACAACGGTGCTGGGTCTGCTCCGTTCTCTACCCCTGTGCCGACTGCCGCTGCGCCGACAGTCATGGGTGGCGGCGGCAACGATAGCTGCCTCATTCCTTACCAGCAGGCGTTCCAAGTCAGCATCTTCGGCAGGGCCGAGGGCAAGATGGAGCAAGACCCAGAGTGCAACCGCCGCAAGGACGCCCGCCTTCTCGGAACACCGCAGGAATCTGGTGGTCTGGGCCTGCAAGTCAGCGGCATTTCGGTCATGTGCAACAGCCCAGAAATCTTCAAGGCCATGGCACTAGCATCTACGCCATGCCCAATTTACTCCATCGCTACAGGTAAGTTGCTCGTCGGGCGCGAGGGGTATCTCGCAATGCGTGACGACCCCCATAATTATGTGATAGGATACGCCCAAGATCAGGCGTTCTGGGACGCCTTCCTACTCATGAACGAGGAGTTGCCAGATGTCGTACCTCAAGAAAACAGTGGCCCTACTCTGTCTGAGCGCTTCCGCCGCTCACGCAGAGCCAGCGATGACGAGCCTACAGGGGTCAGCCCAGACAATCCTTAACCAGCTTTCCGCCTCGCAGAGCCTGACGGCTGGTGCGGTCTACAGCGCAGGCCAAGGCGACATCCTTGCGCCGGGTGTTATGCAAACCGCGACCATCACTGAACAGATGCGTCTCGACTACAACTCTGACATTCAGGGGGTGATCGACGCGACGTACTACAACGCCGAGATGCTGTTTCAGGATAAACACGAAACAGCGATGGCAAATCTCGATACGGCTGTCGATAACCTCGTTGCCGCGACTGCGGTTTTGATGGAGGTTCAGGCCGTCGCCAACATGGCAGCCAACGCCGATACCGTCACTGAGCAGATCGCCGTGCAGGCTGTCTTGACCAACAACGACATGACCATCACGGCGGCTGACGTGAGCAACTACAACTCAGCTCTGGGTGCCGTGCAGTCCTACGCCCGCGAGGCTGGTGCCTTCTTGGCTGCTTCTCGCAATGCCAGCATGACCAGCACGGTGGACAACTACGCCGCCAACA